CTGCTGATACTTCATTAGGTTTGGATTCCTTGTAATCTGGTACAAAATTTTTTAGTAATTTTTTAGAGATAACTTCTTTAGTAATAATCTCTACGACATTACCATCACCATCTCTATTGATTACATAACGATTAAGTGGGTACATCTTTAACCCATCTTTACCCATATAAATAAGAGCATTACCAGCTACCACTAAATGTTTTAGTGCCTGGTGAATCACTACTCTGTCACTGCTTTCAGCGATGGAAGCCATGATTGTTCGCTCAATCTTAGCCATTGATAGGTCCATCTCTGCTCTAATCTCTGGTCCTAACTCTTCAGGTAAGTTAATATCATTAACCTGTAGCTTAAAGAAGCTAGTCTGAGGAGGTAGTAAGGCCAACATTAATTTAGAGGCGAGTGTTACTACACCTTTAGCTCCTACTGATTGCCACGGAGTGACAAGATGTTTGGAGGTTTTAGTGTAATCATTCTCTCCTCTAATTAAATAAGGTAACGTAAGGTCTGATGCCCTACGTGCCATAGTAAGAAAGTTAGAACGGTAAGAAGCTAGTTGATTATATCTTGATACAGCCGTCATTAGACATTTACCGATTGAATTGTTCTTAAATTAGTAGAAGAACTTGTTTTCCTGCGACGTTTAAAGGCAGAAGTTCCTGTTTGTTTTGAAGCTGTACCTGCTGCTGCAATCGTAAGGTTAGATGGTTGTACTGCTTGTGATGCAGCATAAATTGTTTTAGGTTTAGCTGCTTCCATCTCTTTGATAGTCTTCATCAACCTATCAGCTTCAGCTTTATAAGGGTTGCTGACTGGTGCTGGCGCCGCTCTAGGTGTAGGCGTTGGTGCTGGGGCTGGTGCTGGTGCGGCTACACCCCTTACACCTTTAAAACCTTCTTCACCAACAAGGTAACGGTATTCATCTTCAATACCCCACCCGTCTCCTCTTCGGTATTGACCCTCCTTTGCTTGTCTTGTATAATATTCCTTAGCATCATTACTATTGTAAACACCGAAAGCGTTATATCCTGGTGGATTTTTAGCATAACTATTATATTTGTCTAAGGATTGTCTTACCGTATTTAATGACCAAGCATTTAATTGTTCAATTGGTATCATTAGTTTTCCTCCATATAGTTAATGATCCATTCGACAACACTACGTTGACCGGACCTGTACATTACTTTTTCCATTGTATCTTCAGGGGTTGGGTTTGTTGGTGGAAATGTTTCATTTAATTGTGCGACTAGCACGTTGGATTGTAAGCCTCTAGTTTCTAGTAGACTAAGCGTATGAGGGGAGGTTGACATTGCTGTGTTCAAAAAACGCGGGCATTCTGGCTGATTTGGTAGCGGAAAGTTCAGGTGCTTTGCCCTGATACATCAAATTATCGCTAGAATCGGTCCAAAATTTTTTGTCTAAATATTTGACACTAGTATTTCTACCTAGTGGCTCCATAACCCATTGAATAGTCGCCTTACGCAGCTTATCCAAAGATTGTGAATGTGTAACTCCTAATTCCATACAAACAAGGGAGTTAGTTGCTACGTGTACTTGCTCATCTCTACTAATATCAGCAGAGACTGTTCTCATTCCCGCATCTCCACAGAAACGGAAAAAGGGGAGGAGCACGAAGAAAATCGCACGCTCGGCAACCATCGCTTTGAGAATCGTATGATCCGGATGTTCAATCCAAGCTTTTTGGAGGCGGAACGCTTCCTTCTCAGCTTTCTCATCAACACCGTAAGCGTTGGCGATATAACCCAACGCGAGGTCGTGATTCTCCTCGTCTTTGATGTTGGATCGTAAGAGATCCACACTTGTTTTCGGTACTTCATTCTTTAGGGCGTCTTGAATAAAATCTCCCACAGGTAACTCCATATGGCGAAGAGCTAGAGCACGATAAATCGTCTCCTCTGCTCCTTCCATACATTGGCCTGCAGTGGTCTGTACTGGTGTCCATTTGCGCTTCCGCGCCATTAGTTTATCGTAAGGGTTCATTGTTCAAATACTTAATAGCGTTTTCCATCGATGTAGTGTTATCTCTAAAAAAGCCTAACGCCTTGTTACAGGGTTGGCAAATAAGTCCACGCACTTCGCCAGTGCTGTGATTGTGGTCTACAACGAGAGGTTCTTCGCTACCGCAAATCGGACAATTGGGAGTAGAGTCGATTAATTTTTTATAGTCATCAGGTTCTAATCCATAACAATATTTAACCCTTTCAAGTCTCCTAACGGATGCTTTTCTAGGGTATTTTTTATAACGACAGGAGCCGCAATAGGAACCTAAACCATCGGAGCGTTTGGTATCCTTAATAAATTTAGCGGCAGGCTTTTCTTCGTTGCAGCATATACATACTTTACTCTTGACAGTCACAAGTGAGCTCCGAATTCTCAAATAAATCTGTTAAGTATTCATCAATGTCACTGTCTTTTAGAGCAGCATACGCATCAGATTTATCTTGAGTATCACCCATCACTTGAAGGGAATAATACATAGAAGTCTGGGGCGATTGTAGCCACTCCTCAATGAATGCCTCATCATATATCACTTGGTCAGACCATGTGTTAAATGAGTATCCGTGAAGAAGTCCAGTTCGATTTAATAGGGTCATGATGCCATCGGCAACACGTTTATAGGCTTCCCATCCAACCTCTGAAGCGATTTCTACGTCACCGTAGTTGTAAGTTTGTACTCCGAAAGTACCTGAGTCGCGATCGACTGTCTGTGAGATAGGTGGAGCGATTTCTGGTGTGCAAGTATTGCCATCCAGATCCACGCTTCGATAACTACAACTGGCGGTTGGTGCAATAGCAAAGGCCCGAACCATATGAGCGTTGCGAGCGATCGTGGCTGCTTGATTAATTCCTGAAGCAATCTGTAAGACAAGTTCATAAGCTGCAGAGCGAGTGGTTATGTTTGTGTTATATTGCTCTAATGCTCTACCAAATTGATCGTATGTTACTCCGTACCTTCGTAGGAGATTGGCAAGTCCAAGGACTCCGAGTCCGACTTGTCTATCGATTGAGGAGTCCAGGTATTCACCAGAGTCTCCAACACCTGTTTGACTATGGAGTGAGCACAACTCGGACATACCTTCAACAAAAGCTCGGGGTATGTCGTCGAATTCACAGGCACCGAGATTGATATGCTGTAAGAGGCATGTTCCACGTGAGGGCAGATAAACCTCGAGGCAGACGTTACCTCTAATTCTTGTTCCATTGTTATCATACCTTACTTTGTTGAGCCAAATGTCACCTGATTTGATGTTATGTAGAAGTTCTTCCTTAAACGTACACTTCTCCCACCACTCATCGGTGATGTTGATGCATCGTTTGACCCAGGTGAGTTCGGATCTAGGAGTAATGATAAACTCCCGAGCATCAGCATGGTTGAGATCAAGATGTAGTACAATGGCTCCGTTCTTGTAGATCCCACCGCGCCTAAGAATTTCATTTAGTGTTGAATAAATTTTACCAAAACTTACAGGGCCAGATGCTACAACACCTGACTCCCTTGTATAACCTTTGGGGTCAAGTTTAGAAAGGTGGATAGCACAACCTGCTCCGTACCTAAGAGCATGACTAGCAAATCTCCAAGACGCTTCGATACCATTGTGACCTTCCATTTGATTTTCTACGACAAACACTGTACAACTTACAGGTAAGCGTCCAGTAGGGTCGTCTATCCAGGATTGTACTCGTCCTGTCCGTGAGATTAAATTAGTCATTTCAAATTAAGTCGGTGAATTCTGCTTTTTTAAAGTTTGGTCCTTTTAGAACCTTCCCATCTCCTCTATAGATAGGTTTACCATCTTCTCCTAGCTTTGACATGTTAGCGCAGTGAACACGTCTCATAGCCTCGTCTAGGTCCCAGTCTTGGGATGCTGCAAACTGATAGCAAACATATACAAGGTCTGCTAATTCATTTAGTTGATTGGCTTCAGGTTCGTGATGAAATGCTTCGTGGAATTCACTCCACTCTTCATCGATCAAAGATTTCTGGGTCGGTGCAACTGTCTTCCCAGTCGCTTGCAAATTGTAGGCTGTGCGGAATTCCTCCGCTTGGTCCAGTAAGCTCGGACTCGTATATTGTGTGCTCAAGTTCATTCTGTAGGTAGTGGATAGCTTTTTCTAGGTCATCTTGCTTACTGGTATGTAGTTTATGACCAGCACGGCAAATGTATTTGATGGCATTACCCAGATGATAGTTGAGATCCTGATCTCTCACGAAATCCCATACCTCTACTGCTCCTCTTGTGTAATGAGTGGGTGATTTGGCCATTGTTTTATTAGGTTGGATACAGTGTTACATAAGACATAGTTTTGATGCTGTAAAGCTAGTAGAATTGTAATCAGGTCTTTTTTATCCGCATCAGGAAGAAGATCTTCCATCCTACGCATCTTGAATTCCTGCTCCATTGTAAGTTCTACTATTGGCATCGGCGGTCCAAAGGATCGGTTGTTTGTTGATGAAGTCATAATCAGTACATCTAAGTATTCTAGCAAGGCGAGCGTTTTCTAATGCTATTTCTTCTGATAAGTCTTTATCAGCAAAAGCTTTAACACAAGTATCCCAGTTATAACCTGTCTCTTCAAACAAAGCAACAGCGCGTTTGATGCCAATTCCAGGCACTCCGCTGTATCCATCGGTAGAATCTCCCGCTAATGTTTGAATCAGATGCCAATGGTTGCCTGCCTCTTCTTCCACATTCACGGCTTCTTTCATGTCAAACAAAGTACCGGGAATCTGTCTCATGTCCTTGTCAGGCGAGCAGATAATGTTCCCAGGATTAGCAGTAGCATAAATACCTAATGCATCGTCAGCCTCAAGGGTTGGCATAAC